CGTTAGAAAAATTAATTGAGGATGGATCTAAGACAATCGCATCCAGAGCGTTCACATACAATCCCGATACAGTATCTGATAAACAAAGAAAAGCGTTTGCGTTTCGCAATTTGCAACGGTTTGAGCATTTATCCAAATTTGATACAATTGATAAAATGTCCGGAGGTTTGTATAAAAATACAGTTCGCTCTTTTGACCTTTTATCGAAGGAGTTCGGAGAGACTAATTTTGATCTCGACAAACAAGCTCATAAATTTGAAACTGGGGATAAAGCAGCTAAGGTACCAAACAGTCAAAAGATTATAAACGAAGTTAAGGCTGGGGCTCCATATTATATGTTTACTCCTAAAGACTCTAGCAAAGGAAACGATTTCGTATCTGATCTAATTGGATATAGACATGCTTTTGTTAAGCTATTCAATCAGAACGTAACACGTTGTATGGCTTATGGTGACAACTATATTACAGTAGGAGATATGATCCAGCTGGATCTACCAGATACTTCTGGCACAACAGAAAAGAAATCCGGCGATAAGCGATACTCTGGAAAATATATGATAACAAAGTTGCGACATCTAATTGTACAAGAAGATAAGAAATTTAAACATAATATTACTTTTGATTGTAATAAAATAGGATTCAACGCATGACCACGAGAAATATAGGCGAAGAGGGATTTAGATGGTTTATTGGCGTGGTAGAGGACCGCGAGGATCCTTTGAAGCTTGGGCGTGTACGTGTTCGCATATACAACGTACATTCAATGAAACAGAGCCGAGTCGGTACAGACAACCTACCATGGGCAGTAGTGATGAGTCCAATAACTGGAGCTAACTATAATAAGGTTGGACAAGCTCCAGTCGGAATTCAGGTAGGCACCACTGTAATTGGGTTTTTCATGGATGGTGAGGATGGCAACAATCCAATAATTATGGGAGCGACAGCTGGAATACCGGGACAGATTGCTGACAACCATGATGTGCCACCAGAAGCCCGTGAACTGAATAATGTCAATAAAGAGCAGCTTGGCCCAGAGCCTGGTTCAGCATATAGGGCTAAATATCCTTATAATAAGGTAATGCGCACTGAAAGCGGACATGTAATTGAAGTAGACGATACACCAAATTTTGAACGTATTCACATCTATCACAAATCAGGCACATACGTTGAGATTAATGAAGATGGTCGAATGGTAACAAAAACGGCCGGCGATAGCATTAATGTTGTAGTAAAGAATAATGAAGTGTATATTGGGGGTAGTGCCAATATACAAGTCAAGGGTAGTGTGAATATCAATGTAGATGGAACAGTAACTGGTAAAGCGTCAAGTTGGAATCTAACTGGGGATGTTAATATTACTGGTAATGTTGCTGTTAATGGTAACATATCTTCTACGAAACAGATATCAGATAGTATGAGAACAATGTCTGCAGATAGAGCAATTTACAATTCACACACACATCCAGAGTCTATTGGAGTTGTAACAGGTACGCCGAACGGAACAATGTAATATGGCAGTCATAAAAAGAGCTCAAGCAATAACACAATCCTCTCGCGTAGAAACGGTGTACTCCGATTTTACGACTTCTTTTGATATTCACCCAACGAAGTTAGATTTGGTAACAACCACCAACGATGAAGCAGTAAAACGATCAATACGAAATTTATTGCTAACCGATCGAGGAGAAAGATTATTTAATCCCATTTTGGGAAGCGATATTAGATCATTACTTTTTGAAAACTTTAGTCCCCAAACTGAAAGTTCTCTACGTGACTACATTGAAACGACTATCAACAACTATGAGCCTAGAGCTAACCTAATAGATGTTATAGTTTCTGCACTTCTGGAAGCTAACGCATATTCAGTAACTGTTGTTTTTAGTGTGATAAATAAATCAGAACCCATTGTACTTGACATTCTACTTAATAGGATACGCTAATGGCAAACACCAGCGTTAGCTTAGTTGATCTCGATTTTGAGACAATAAAAAGCAATTTAAAAACATACCTTAAAAGCTCAGACTCCCCATTTAAAGATGTGGACTTTGAGGGATCCAACATTTCTCAATTGCTAGATGTGTTATCATACAACACATATTTAAATTCTTTTTATTTGAATATGGTGGCGAGTGAGATGTTTCTCGATACGGCTCAGTTGCGCGATAGTGTTATATCTCATGCTAAGGAATTAAACTACATTCCAAGATCCTATCAATCAGCGCAAGCTCAGATATCGTTCACCGTCACTCCATCTCTTTTGCTACTAGTGAATCATCCACATTAACATTGAATAGTAACGGACAGTTCAATGCTAACCTATCCATATACGAGGGTAGCTACGTCACTGACTCTTTTGTATATACTGCTTCTAACACATCTCAACGTTTTGTGTTGTCTAATCCCACTGTGGATACACGCAGCATCAACGTTACTGTTATAGAAGATAATGGAGCTTCTGCTTTAGTATACACTGGCGCGCGTTCTTTACTTGGATTGACGAGCAATACCCAGTGTTATTTCTTGCAGCCAGCAGAAAATTCACAATATGAAATTGTGTTTGGAGATGGGGTTGTAGGTCGAGTTCCGAAAAACGGATCAATAGTATCAATTGAATATAGAACGTGTAATGGAGAATTGCCAAACGGAGCCCGATCTTTTGACATTGACGGATCGATTTCTGGTCAATCTAATATAAGCTCTATCATCACGACATCTGTAGCTACTGGCGGAGCAGTTAATGAGCCAATTGAGTCAATAAAACTAAACGCTCCTCGCCATTACCAAAACCAAGAACGCGCTATCACTTCTTCCGATTTTGAAACTTTATTGAGTACTACTTTTCCAGAAATTCAAGCAGTATCAGCTTACGGAGGAGAAGACGTCACCCCTCCTCAGTATGGTAAAGTATTCATTGCTGTAGATAATAAAGATTTAGATGGAGCGCCAGAAAGTGCGAAACAACGTTATTATAACTTCATTAAGCCTAGATCCCCTTTATCCATCGATCCTGTGTTTATCGATCCAGAATTTATAAACGTTGAGGTACAGTGCTTAGTACGTTATAATGTAAACCTTTCTACATTGCAAACGTCAGACATTTCTACGTTGGTAAAATCTAAAATTAGTAGTTACAATAATGCCAAATTGAGCGGGTTCAAAAAAACTCTACGCTATTCTAAATTATTGGAAGATATTAACGATGCCCATTCTAGTATTGTGAGTGCTGACTTATATACAATACCATATAAGAAGATGTCAGTTATTCCAGGTGTATCGTTTGGTGATATTATTGATTTCGGATTTGCTTTATCTACCACATATACTATATCCTACGACGACTATGTTTCATCAGATGTAAAAGCCGTTCATAGTGAGACGTTCCAATATGGCGGAAGATTGTGTAATCTACAAGACGATCGTAATGGCAATGTTGGAATTTATACGGCAGAGGGAATAGATAAAAATACGCTAGTAGTAAATGTGGGTACCGTCGATTATGTAAATGGAAGAGTAGTGATTACCGATCTTATCGTAGATGGTGTAGATGGCCCTCACCTTCACCTGTATGTTAACCCTGTAGAAAAAGATATTACCTCAGGCAAGAATTACATTCTACAAATTAGTGAAGAAGATATTGAGGTAAGCGTAGTGGCGATCAAAGAATGAGAGATATAGAAGATCACGTTTCCCCATTTATCGAATCACAATTTCCTTCTTTTTATAAGGAAGAAGGTAAGGAATTTATTGCTTTTGTAAAAGCATACTATGAGTGGATGGAAAGCAACGGACAAGCTACTCAGCTTAGTCGTAACATGTTTGAGTATCGAGATATCGACAAGACAATTGATGATTTCGTAATACACTTCAAAGAAAAATATTTACGCGATCTTCCATATGAAGTATCCACTAATAAAAGATTATTAATAAAGCATATCCAGGACTTATATCGCACAAAAGGAACAGAGCGCGGTATTGATTTACTATTCCGTTTAATATACAACGTTGGAGCTGACGTATATTATCCAGGAGATGATTTACTCAAGCCATCAGATGGTCAGTGGTTTGTTCCAGAATATATTGAAGTAAGCCCTGCAGCTAAGAATGATAGCTTGGTAGGTAAAACAGCTATCGGTACTACTTCCGGCGCAACAGCATTTATTGAACGGATTGTGCGTAAGCGAGTGCAAGGTAAATTCCTTGATGTTTTTTATATAAGTGCTCGTGAGGGTAACTTTGTATACAATGAGCGTATAGTTGACTCAGCTGATCCAGTTGTAGAAGGAGCTCCAAAAGTTATTGGATCACTTTCTTCATTAGTTGTATTAAACGGTGGCCAAGATTTCAATATCGGAGATGTGCTTACTCTCAAAACCGGAAGTGGCCAGCAAGGTAAAGCCTTAGTTACTGGCATTTCGACTGAAACGGGACGTGTTAATTTTAAAATTGAGGATGGAGGGTTTGGTTACACCACGAACGCTCAAGTAATCATATCCAGTACTAATTTAACAATAAACAATCCAACAAATGCAAACAGTGCTGTTACTGGGTTTCAGAGATTCGAGACAGTTTCGCAGCCCCTTGCTACTATTGCTTATTCTACTACGACCAATTCTGCAGCTTTTTCTGCAGGCGCGATTGTTGAAAATTATTACGGTAATGGAGTAGTATCTGCGAACGCAGTTGTCATACAAAACACTCCAACAAACAATACATCTGGTACAATGGTAGTAGTACCAATTAATGGAAACGTAGGTTCTGATGCTACAATTAGCCTTAGTGGTAATAGCGTAACAGCCGTCATCGACACATATACAAATTCAACGGCCACTGGCAATGTGATGTTTGTATCAAATACTCTGATTGGTGTATACGACACTACCAATCAATTTGTAACTTATCCAGGCAACTATATTGTTGGACTTACAAGTAACACATACGCAAACGTTTCAGTTCGTAGTAGCGGTACAAGCGCTAGATTTAGCGTAGGTGGTTTGACAAACGAACAGACGGTATTAGTATTTTCAGATTTACTCAGAGCTAATAATACTGGAAACGTTGCATTCATGAATGTTTTACTAGATGGTAGTAACTCAAATGTAGCTGCTAACGCGTATGGGTTTCCGAAGTATCCTGCTGGAGACATTAACACGACCCTTCAAAATATATTACGTTTTAGTAATAAAACAATTGGAGAGATATCTGTACTACGGAGTATTAACCCAGGTGAGGGATATAACGCTGATCCAAAAGTCGTAGTGATAGAGCCAGAAATATCTGCTCTCGATAAGCACGACTTTACAATTAAGTTGTCAAATCTCACTGGATTATTTGTTCCAGGAGAAATAATAGAGATGTCGAGCAATTCCTTTGGCCAACAACTTCAGATTACGGGATTTAGTGGAACAGCTGCCAACGGAGCAGCTACCAATGCTCCGGAGATAGGAGAGTATGTATGGCAGAGTAATGGAACATCCAACACTGCATCTGGATTTGTATATGAGTCTTCTGTAGCTGCGGGCTCTGGATCAATTAAGATCAATAATGCTACTGGTACGTTTGTTAATACATATGCTCTTAATACTCTAACCACCAATGCGACAGCTACCATATCTTCAGCAAATACAGTAACCCTCGTAACCACCACGACAGGTTCTGTCAAAACAGGCAACTCGTCTGTAATTACAGTGAAGCGTTTAAATTTAAATGATGAGTTTTTAGCTAACGAAACAATTTTTGGTAAGTTGTCTGGAGCAGCGGCTACTATATTAGATGTTTCTTCAGACCAGTCTACATTACCAGTTGGAGAAAATGCTATAGTAAGCGCCAACGTACAGATTGCAAACACCGTTGTATCTTCTCTAGAAGTTATTGACTCTGGATTTGGATATGTACAGGATGAGACTGTTACGATGTCTACTGAAGGAGGATTACAAGACGTTACTGCTAGAGTAATACTCAATGATCAAGGACAGAGCGAAGGTTACTATCAAACAGAGCGTGGTTTTGTGGATGGTTCTTCTAAAATTCACGACGGTGAGTACTACCAAGAATACAGTTATGAAGTTCAAACTCGTATTCCATTAGAAAAGTATGCGGACGTGCTAAAAGATGTTGTTCATACTGCCGGTACAAAATTCTTCGGAAAAGTTGTATTTGATTCACTAGCATCTTACGAGGATAGCAATTTGATTGCGCCTCTCCCTCGTCAGTATAATATAAATGTTGCAGACGGTAATGGTACCTACATCGTGGGAGAAAGTGTTTACCAAACGTCAGCTAATGGCACATACAAAGGTCACACTGGTGTCATCACAATTGCTAATAATGCACCATATATTGAAGCTGGCACACAAATATCAACACCAAGTTTTAGCAGTAATGCAAGCAGCGCTACTGTTACTACAGTGACATCTAATGCCTCTCATAGCACATTGTACACAACTATGCTAGAAGGTACAATTGATACTGGAGATACTATAGAGGCAATTCTTGGAAGAAAGTTAACAATTAACGAAGTTCAACAAGGTAATACAGTAACTGGTTCCTTTGCAGTGGGGGAGGTTGTATATCAATCCAATGCGATGGATGGTGCGCACACAGCGAACGGTAGTGTGGTAGCTGCTAATAGCACTTTAGTGGAGATTTGGACAGTATCTGGCACATGGAACACAAACACGAATGTGTATGGTACAACGTCGAACGCATATGCTAACACAGCTGCTGTCACAAATTCTACCAATACATACTCTGTTGTAACCTCTATAAATACTCTGCATATAGCAAACGTTTCTGGACAGTTTGTCCATTCATCCATTATATCAGGAGCTAATTCAGGTGCAACTTCTAATGCTTCTTACATTAGCATCTCACTAGACACTTAATATGGCAAAGCAACTAATAACTGATTTTTTTAGATTAAATAACGCAAAGCAATTGCGTGAGTCTATTACAGAACCTGCAAACACTGTTTATTATGTGTTTGCAGGCCGTCATACCCCCTACGCAAACGGAGATAGTATCGTTGCTGATCCTGTTAATAGCGTTGAGGAAATTTCCGTAGATTCATATCGCAACATGGTGTTTGGAAAGCGTGTTACAGCGGACGATGTTAAAATAATGGTACCACGTTACGATTGGACGTCTAATGTAGTGTATTCATCATATCGCAGTAATATAGATTTAGCTAACACTCCGTTTTATGCCGTCACTAACGCAGCTTCATCATATCACGTATTCAAAGTATTAGATAATAATGGTGGGGCAGCTTCTATTGATCAACCTCAAATCTCTGATACTGGTGCTGATGATGAATATTATAGCACTAGTGATGGGTATGTGTGGAAG